AGCAGGATCCTTTTTACTCTTTGCTTTATCCTTTTTCTCTTTAGGTTCTTTTGTTGCAGTTGGTTGTTCTTCAGTTGCACTTGGTGTGGAAGATTGTGCTTGTTGGTTTTCGGATTGTCTTTTTGAATTGGGATTAAATGCAGATGACATAATAGGATTAGAAACCATATTCTTAACACCTTTGGATGCCATGATTTTATCAGCCATGTCCAATGCTTTTTGTGTTAATTCGTATATTGTTTCAGTCGGTTCTTGTTCAATTTGTTTCTTAACTTCCTTAGGCGAAACATTTTCACCATCCAACTTATAAAAATCTTTTAGTAAATTTGAAACTTTTTTAGGAGAACGAACATTACCACCACCCATACTAGCTTCATGCATCCTAAGCTTAGTATCGAATTCTCTTTTTTTTTGTTCGGCTTCTTCTATTTCTTTGTTTGTAATCGCCATCTATCGTTTCATTGATTGTTGTTGTTGTTTTATTCTTTCATTTTCTTCTTCAATGTATTGTACCAACATAGCAACGTACACATCCCTTTCCCAAGGAATCATATTTTCAAGTTCCGCTAGACTATACTTATGGTGCTGCATCAAGGAAAAGTTAGTCCTGTAATAATTCTTTAAATTGTCATGACAAAATATTAGACGAAAAAACTTTCAAGTCCTTCAACATCAATGCTGTGGTCATATCCACATTTACTACATTTAATTTCAATCTTTTTATTCAATTTTGGTAAATGCTCAAAAAACTCTTCAATTTTTTCAAACTGAGCTGCATTTAATGATTCTATAAATTGCTGAAGTTCTTCTGGACTGCTTTCACTTGCATAGTAGTATTGTTCACCATCATAGATGTATTCAATACTATCAACAACTAATTGAAAAGCAACCTCAACAGCACTTTCTTTCTTCAGAATTTTTTCAATTGAAGAAAACTCAGGATATTTCAAACCAATAGTAAGTTTATCTGTAATTTGAATCTTGTTTGAATAGTTTGGATCCAAAGTAACATTGACATCCAAAAGATTCAATGTGGTTTTCATTTTATTACCACATTCTACTCCGTCAACCATATTATTACAAACATAAGTGTTTTCTACCAATTCACCTACTGACCTTGCACGGAGTTGAATAAAATAGTATTCAACATCAACGATGGGTAACTTTTCAATATCAACACCTTCAGTTAAGGTGCAATTATGGAGAACTTGTTTAATGTTTCTCTCAATAGTATCTTTATCGTCTGCTTCCATGGCCATCATTAAATTCTTTTGTTCTTTGACCAAAAATGGTCTAAAACGAATTTGTTTCTTAGACAATGGTAATTCTAGTTCATATACTGGTGCATCAATTTTTGGTAACATTATGTCCTCAACTATTAAATTATTATAAATAAGTGTATGTCGCCGGATTGGCCTCCGCACATACTCTAACATTGTAAAGGAATGCCAGCTTATGTCTATTTATATACCCCAATTGGTCTTTTATGTCTACGCTTACCTGCGACCGGACGGATCGCCTTATTATTTTGGCAAAGGAAAAAATAATAGAGCTTACCGTAAAGGTAAAGGTGAAGTTTATCCACCCAAAAACAAAAATAAAGTGGTTATTATAGAATCAAAATTAACAGAAATTGGTGCTTTGGCTTTGGAAAGAAGAATGATTAAATGGTATGGAAGAATAGATTTGGGTACTGGAATATTAAGAAATAAAACTGATGGTGGCGATGGCGCTTTTGGTAACAACAAGCCAAAATCCCAAGAACATAGAGATAAGATAAGAAAATCTCTTTTGGGTGTAAAGTATAAACACGGCCGACAAAATGGTATGAAAAACAAAAAACACAAAGATGAAACTAAATTAAAAATGTCAAAATCTCATACCGGAATAAAATGTATTTGGTCGGAAGAAACAAAAAAACAACACCGACAACGTTATATTAATAATGGTTCTAGGATAATCAAAAACTGTTTAATTTGTAATAAAGAATTTAGTAGTATGAAATATGAAAAACGAATATGTTGTGGTAAATCTTGTGCCTCAACATATAGAAATTATAAAAGAAAACAAATTAAATCGCATTAAAACGGGGTATTAGGTGACCCCAAAGAACTTGCAAGACCAGAAAGGCCTTGCGTTTCAAGATTACTAACAATATTACTGACCATAGGTGCAGTCCAGTTAGTATAGGCTAAAGTCACCGCTAATTTATGGTGACCATCAGCAGACCAATCCAAGTCTAATTGATTTATATTAATTGGAAAAGCATCAATTAATTGAACTTGGTAGGTTAAAGTATTTGTAACATCATATTGACTAATAATGATATCAGTTACATAGTTTGCTTTATATTGAAAATTATAGGTGGAAGATGGATTGATTACTTCCATCCAAGCTTCAAATAAAATCTTCTCTGACATATCATCAGAAACAATAAAGGTTAAATTCATTTCATTGTAGTGGGTTTGGTATGGAACCTTTTGTGTAGGTGCAGAACCAAACTTTCTTTCTATTGTGCCGAAGTTTCTACCTGGCAAATCAGCATTTTCGCAACGATAAACCAAATTTCTGGCCGTTGAGATATAAGGCAAGAGTACAATTGGAATATTAATTTGCACATCAAACCTATTGGGTCGTGCTAAATCCGTCTTAAATGTTGATTTAAAATCGTTAATGGAACCTGCCATTTAGTTTTTCCTTATTTCTTGTAATGAATCTTGCCACACCTCGTTTACCGAAGCCTTTCTGAACTGCTGAATTGGCAAGAATGCCGCAATATCCCACTCATTTGGTTGAACGGCAAGTATTTGTGACTGTGTGTAGTTAAACAAATACTTTTTAAGACATGGTTTGAACTCTTTAAACCGCCTGGAGGCGTTCAAAATATCATAGGTCACAGTCATGCGCTGTACATCATTATTGCCGTCAAGGATGGCGTATTCCATCATTTTATCCAAAAGGTCTAAACGATGCCTAAGTGGTAAATAATGCAGGTTTAAGCCAAGAAAACCATCAGTTTTGATGTCTAGTACCAATACCAGAGGGAATCGGTCATAATAAGGTATATCCGCCTTAGTCTTAGGATCATAATAAAAGTAGTATAACCCACCCACTTGAAACCTATTTCGTTTTCTAAAATCTTCTTTACCAATGGTTGATGCAATTCCCGTCACATTCCTTAAATCGGATATCTTCTTGGTCAACCATGTAATAGCTTCACGACCCATCGTTTGAAGTTGGGCTGCGGTTTTCTGTTGTGCTAATTGAGAGAGTTTAGATGCCATGATGATTATTTATATCAAAGTCCTAGATGGTCTTCCGTGATAATTTGGAATTCCCAACCACGATCCAAACAGAATTCGGTAGCATACTTCCATTTAGCCTGATTGACACCATAGGTGGTAACTTCATTAATGTACTGTTTTGTTATTCTTTTTCGTGGGGCTGGTTCCATTGTCTGTCTTTTGGGTTTAACTTCCAACATCAAAGTTTTTAATTTACCATCACGACTTTTGACTTTAACAATAAAATCGGGAAAATATCGGTGCCAGCGTGAATCCACAGGTGATATATAAGGTACAGTCAATTCTTCTGAAGCCCAAGAGATAATATTGGGGTTTTTGTCGAGCCAATCCATTACCTTTGCCTCCCATGAGGAACGATAGATAATGTTTTTGTGGTCTCCAATGTACTTCTGAGGATTCTTAGGAGTAAATTTTCCTGAATAAGCCATAATATTGTTCCGGATGTTCTATAAATAGTATGTATATCTTTTCTGGAAATCAAAATGGCCATCGTTAGCGTCCTTCCACTATCCTTAGGTGGAGTTCAAGTACCAACAAATCTACTTGGGGCTCTGTTTTCAAACCCAACCGATTCAAAAAACCTCTTATACCCAATAGATTTGGCCACCAATCCAACCTATTGTCATGCGGTACAATTTTCTATTTTTGATTATACAACGGGTATATCAAAAAATGTAGACAATATGGTGACACAAGTTAAAAATTTAGCCACAAATTTGGCCAATCCCACAGAAAGCAATTTGGCCAAATTTACCACAACAGTAGGAACATCAGGTGTTTCACCAATAGATGCAGGCATATCAATGGTGGAATCTTTTGCAACCGTACTACAAGCATCTTCATATAAAATGGTTAAACAAGGAGCACCATTAGCAACAATTTCCCTGTTTATGCCAGATACTTTGAATACAACCTTTGATTCAAATTGGTCATCAATTAGTATGACAGACACATTAGGTATTGCTGGATATCTTGGTAATGCATATGCAGATACAAAAATTAAAGGACATTCGGCCGGAGATATTGCGGCTCAAACATATAAAAATGGTTATGCAACGCAATTGGGAATTGAGGCTGCTGGCATTGCAGGTAAAATAGCAGGTATTAATAGTTCTGGTCTTACAAGTGCTCTTGGTACTGCATTAAAACAAGTTCCCAATCCACAAATGCAATTAATTTATAAAGGTATTCAATTAAGAGAGTTTCAATTGGATTTTCTTTTTACTCCAGTTTCAGCACAAGAAGCAGATAGTGTTGAAAAAATTATAAATTCGTTTATTTACTATTCCGTACCAGATTATACAGGCGGACCTAGTGGTCAATTTCTCACTCCACCTCAGATATTTAACATTAAATTTGCATTTACTGGAGCTTCAGGTGTTTTGAGTTCAATTGAAAATGTTTTAACTAGTACACTTACCAATGTATTGGGTTCACAATTAACTGGTGCTGTATTTGGTGGCAATCCAACTGCAAAAATTACAGCAGCCAAAAAAGCAAAAGTTTTTGAATTTGGTGATTGTGTATTAAAAAATGTTCTTGTTGATTATGCGCCGAATGGTTGGGCATCATATAATGA